TCCTCTACTTCTTTAGGTTTCTGGTTTTTTGCTTTCGCTCTTGTAAACCCCCGTTCAGCAATCCCGGACTACCCTTCCGGGATCGCCAACCAGGGTTTCTTTACTTCAGGTACACCACCGTTGCAAATCCCTTTGCCCCAGTCTTGGTGATTACCTCATGCTTCCCCGGCTTCACTTCCCCGGCTTTAATCCGAGCGTTAATGGCCTCGGAAAAGGAAAACAAAGGAACAACGTCTTCAAACTTCACACCGTACACCTCTCGCTCTGCCCGAACCAGAAGGAATCCGTATGGGTTACCCGTTTTACTGGTCCGAATCTCCACCTTCTCAATAAAAACGACGGCCTTCTCGTAATTAACATTTGGCACCGGAGCCGCCACAGCCCCAGCACTGGCAACGGTCAGAATGGCAATAATTAGGTACGCTACTGTCAACAAAGTAGACACTACTCCAATAAGTTTGGGTCCCCTAACTTTCATGGCAATGCTCCTTCTCTCTTAAAGTGATCCACAAATGAATCGGGAATAGATAGGTTATTCCTAGTATTCCCCGTAGAACGGCTCCCCACAACGGTTAGCCGCCCATGTATCGCACGAGTTGTCCTGTTTGGTAGGCCAGCAAGTGGCATTTTGGACACAGGTCAGTCGGGCCCGCGCCCCAGATAATGTAAAGTTCGACGCTCTCAACCGCGCCGCAATTCTCACAGCGCGGGAGAACGTTCACTTCCGCGATTTCCAATGTCTCGTCTGTCATGATTTTCTCCTTTCGCTTTAGTAAGCCCTTTTTTCTGGTAGTATAAAGGTATCGAATGCGCGTACTCCGTTTGTGTCCGGAGCCTGTATTCAGGGGGGGCGACTTAGGTTCTGAGCCAGTGGTGGTGATTAGCTGGCGAAAGATTATTGGCAGCATCGTGACTTTTTAGAGCTAGAAGTGCCATATTAGACATCGATCCCCACCCCTTCAGTGGACGGCGCTTATAAGCCCCCAGATGCAAGAGTGTCAGTGCATGAGGGTTTTTACGGAGCCGGGATTTATGAGAGACAGCGTATGGGGTAGTTTCCGAGGTCGCGGTTCAAGAGCTAACGGGCCCCCTTTCCCAGCCCAGTAAGCCCTCGTTGGCACAGCGGTAGGTTTGTTTAGGAGACAGCGCAGGGGCTCGTGTTTGAGGACGGCGGTTCATGGGAGACAGCGCAGGGGTGAGATTGGGATGGCGATTGTTGACTCGCTCGTTGATGGACATGAGCTTTGGGTGGGGTGAGGGGGGTGGGGGGCGGGCTGGGCAGGCGGTTCCGGCGGGGGTTTTTCCGCCGGGGCCGACTGACCAGAAACTGAGTCGGTTTTGCGGAGTTTGTGGGCTCGGTGATGGTCTTACAATAAGGAATTAATTGCATTGTCTGTGCCAAGTGTTCAGTGTTTGTGTTTGTGTTGGTTTTTCCAGTGGTTGTGTTGTTCTTGATTTTGATGTTGTTGTTTTGTTTTTTGTATCAGTCTGGTTGGTGTCTATAGGCCTACCAGTATTGTTTTACGGATGATGGAGCACCTCGTACTGCTTGCGAGCGTAGCGAGTAGTGAAACAGTGTGGAGTTGGATGGAGCTAGGACACAAGGGCTTCTGGAGTGCAGCGAGCGTAGCGAGCAGTGATTTACTCGCTTCAAGAGCGCTATTGAGCAGAGCAGCCGAACCAAGCGTGAGCGGACAAGTGCTTAAACTGGACGGGACGTTCCTTTGCGTCAGCGGGGGCGGTCGAACCAAGCGCGAGCAGACTGGTACACGCACTGGACAGAACAACCTAGCCAAGCGCCAGCAGGAAGCAAGAGCGTGAGCGGGAGCGGAGCACAAGAGCTACAGTGAAGGTCTGCTACGCCAGAGAGCTGCGCCTCAAGTGGACAAAGCAGTCTAGCCAGGCGCGAGCAGACAGGTGCGCGGGAGGACATGACTTTCCTTTGCGCCAGCGGGGGCAGGGGTCCGGGGGCGGCAGCCCCCGGCGCGCGGGAATGGAAACCCGCCACAATCACGCCCCCCGCCAAAAGCCCGCCACAATCCAGCCAAGTAAACCCGCCACAATCAGGACAAAGAAAAACCCCGACCAGGCTCACCAGGTCGGGGCGAAGTGGTTAGAACCAACTGGCGACCAGTGACAGCAGAGCAGCCTTTACAGGCCGGCGTTTGAGCTCGGGGCGGGTGGAGGCCGCGACAGCCCTTAGCAGGGCGGCCTTACCACGAGCGCGGTATGGGACAAGGTCCTTGACCAGACGCTTGGCGACCTTGCCGGGCAAGTTGCACTGCGCCTCCCACGCTAATTTACGTAGAGAACGTACCTGTGCGGGGGTCAGGCGCTTTTTTGCAAGTGCCTCCACACTCTTAAAGCGTCTGTACGGGTCCGGCATCCTGTGGAGCATCGATGCAGTCCGGGCGTACAGCCCAGATCTCTGATCCTCCGGCTCTGGCCGATCGACGGTGACCACCGAGGTGGTCACATACCCGGCCCCTGGGACATAGTCCGGCAGGTACTCATCGCCAGGGTCTGGATCATCACCGGACTCGGCTTTGGAGCGGGCTCGGTCGTCAGCTGCGCTTAGGACCCACCTGGACACCCCTTGCAGAGTCTCCGTGACGCCGTGCAACCTGGCGTGCGCCAATACCTGGCGCTGCCACTTGTCGTCGTACCCTAGCAGGGCAACGGTCTCCGCAAGTGCCACCTTCACGGCATGGTCACCAGGCAGGCGAGCTGCCGCTCGCCGAAACCAAGGGCTCATTACAGCCCATGGCTCGCTCCGGTAAGTCCCTGGATCGCGGGGCTCCTGCGACCATTCATCACATGAGTCGCGCAAGTTTTCAATCTCTTCAACCTCGATGTAAGCGGGCCGTGCTACTTTCATGCCAACCTCCTACTCTGATGTTTCACGCGGGACGTTTTGGAGAGCCGCTCTCGCCAAACCGTGATTGCACGGTACAGCAAGGCATTGCGGTTGTCAACCAAGATCGCAATCTTTAATCACGCCAAAACCCGCTTTAATCACGCCGTAGTGTAGCTGGATCATGGCTGGATCTTGTCGGACACAATCACGCCATATTGACGCCTTCGGGACCCCCCCCTCTCATCAGGCTGGATAAAATACGCGCTCTTGCAGTAGTTTTGGCACGAGTGGGTGCAGGTGTTAGGGCGGGGTCCCGAAGCGATGCTACCCTTAAGGCCGCTCGCGGCCGATGGGTAGCGTAGCTTTGGGCCGCCCTAACACCTGCACCCACTCGTGCCAAATCTGCTGCGCAAGCGTATTTTATCCAGCCTGATGAGAGGGGGGGGTCCCGTACTATCCCCTCGACGGATTTATGAGGTTTTCTGATTTCCCTTGACGGGTTAGGATGGAATACCGAGCCTGAGGTTTTTGGTTTTGCTGATGACCAGAAAAATTTCAAAAATTTTAATTTAGGCCATCGACCAGAATTGTGGTTGACTGCGGAGCCGTCAACCGCAATTCTGAACCGAGCGTTCAGGTGTGTGCAACCTTTCGTTTTCGGCACCGTTTATCAATCCATCGTTTTCTATAGTAATTTCAGACCCCCCACCTAACCTATTGATTATATTCAATCCGACCATTTTTGGGTAACTGTGTGGTTTCAATGTGTTTTTAGGCTTTTTTGCCTCAAATGCATTTTTCTCTTGACAGCCACTTTTTACCCCTGTATAAAGGCCTAGCCGCTGTTGATCAGGGCAAGTATCCCCTATAGAAACGCTCGCCTAGAGAGTTTGTCATCCAGTGTGTGATCGACTTAGCCACCTAGAGTGCGAGAACAACTTGAGTACAAGTTCTTCTCGCTGTTAGATTTGCTTTAATTCAGTTGTTTTTCATGTTTCTTGATGTTATTAGTAGATTGTAGTAGGCTTTTGAGTGTGGTGTCTCAAACGGTACAGCGAATGTTGAGCAGATTAACGAATCCGTTTGAAACCCCGCTCAGCAAGCTCGCTTCGCTCGCAAGATCACCCGAGCCTGTAGCAAACCACGATTTTGGTGATAACTCTGTCCTTAGGGGGGTGTAGGATGAGGTTGGGGAAGCGGAAGTTGGCGGTAGTGAAGTCTTTGGATGGAGATCCGGATGCCCTGAAGGAGTGGGCTGAGTCCGAGGGTTTGAGTCCGAAAGCTCTGGAATCGGTTCTAGGTTCCTTACAGTCCCAAACGGATCTGGAACTTCGCCTGGAAACCCTGGATCGCCTGGTGGATGCTGCAAGGCGATTTCCTCCATTGGCCCTAATTCAAGGGTTGTTGGTTCTTACCGTCGCTAGATTGGCCCATGGGATCGAGTCCGGCTCTACTGAGATCCGGATCCAAGAGCTCGCGAAGCTGTTCCAGTCCCTCCCACTGGACCAGATTCTCGGAGTCGTCGGTTCCAAACCCAAATCCACCGACCAGGAACCCAAAGCCATGCGAGACCTCATCGAAAATCTCTACGGCATCCGCTCCAACCAAGGAACCGAAGTCAATTGACCACAATCCGCCAACCCAAATCCAAATCCAAAACCAAACCTCCACACCCCCCACTAGTTCAACTTACTGAGTACCAACAAGCTTGGGTCCAAGACCCAAGCCGCTTTAAAATCGGAATCATGTGCCGACAAGGTGGGAAATCCTTCGTCGCCGCCCTTGAAGCCGTTATTGACGCTGTCCACCACCGTACCGATTGGGTCTTTCTTTCCGCCGGCGAACGACAAACTCGTGAAGTCATCTCCAAAGCTAAACTCCACCTCGATGCCATCCAGGCCGCAAACGCCGCCTACCACCTCGACTCCACTGAACTTTCCGACCCAGTATCCGGTGCAAAATTTAACCAACTCGAAATTACCCTCCGCAATGGCTCCAGAATCATCGGCCTTCCCGCGAACCCAGCAACCGCACGAGGCCACTCCGCCAACCTCGTTCTCGATGAGTTCGGCTTCCACCAACACGATCGGGAAATCTGGAAGGCCATCTTCCCAACCATCACTAGAGGCTTTAAAATCCGCATTATCTCAACCCCCAACGGTCGCAATTCTAAACTCTACGACCTCTGGACCAACGCCGGCAACTTCTCCCGCCACTTTACCGACATCAACCAGGCCGTATCCCAAGGCCTCGTCATTTTCGACTCCGAAGGCCACCCAACCAACCCGGAAACCCTCCGCGCTTCCCTCGATGACGACCTCGCCTGGCAACAGGAATACCTTTGCCTTTTCATCGATGAATCCCACGCCTTCATCCCAATGGACCTCATTCTCCAAGCCGAAACTTCCGACCTCAAAGTCTCCAACCCGGAAGCCGAACCCCCACCCAAAACCCTCATCGGCATCGATATCGGCCGCAAACGCGACCTCACTACCATCTGGGAATTCGACTTCCAAGAATCAACCCAAACCATCGTCCACCACAACCTTACCGTTCTCCAAAGTGAACGATTCGCAACCCAAAATCGAATCCTCCACCAACGCATCGACTTCACCAAACCAGCTTCCGTTTTCATCGACTCCACCGGAATCGGCATGCAATTCTCTGAACAACTCCAAGAACACTACGGAGACCTCATTCACCCAATCCGCTTTTCTAAAAATTCAAAACTCGAAATGGCCAACACCCTCAGAACCCTTTTCGAGGACGGGAAAATCGCCATCCCACAAGATCGCAAAATCCGCGCGGACCTTTTCGCCGTTCGTAGATCCGCAAATCGCGCTGGATCCGTTACCTTCTTCGCTGAACACACCGACGACGGCCACTCCGACCGGTTCTGGGCTCTCGCCCTGGTCGCCCTCGCTGCAAAACACTACGAACCCCCATTCCATGATATCATCACCAGAAGGGTCCGAGATTTCGGCGACTGTTTCGACAAAAACCAATACCCCAACTTCCAACCCTCAAACCCAGGATTCATCGGAGCCTACCATTGAAACCCTCCAAAACCGAACTCCGGGCTCTTTCTAGAACCTTCTCGGACCGCGCAACCGCGGGTGAAACCAACTCGTTCTTCGGGCTCATGCCCGATATTGACTTCATCTTTACCTCCACCGGCGAAACTTCACAGATTTTCGAGAACCTCCTTTCCGATCCACACGTCTGGGCCTGCGTCCAGTCTCGAAAGTCCGGGGTCCTTAGCTCCGAATGGCGCATGGAGTACCCCAAAAGCACTGAATCTACAGCCAAAATCATCGATCCGATCTTCGCTAAACTCGACATCTACAACATCGTTTCCTGGCTCCTAGATGCTCCCCTTTATGGCTTCTCAGCTCTCGAAATCGTGTGGAAATTCGATGGAAAATGGATCGTCCCAGACATCATCGAACAACGCCCGAATTATTGGTTCGAATTCGACACCGAAAACCAACTCCGCTTTCTCGCAGAGGGCGAACCCAACGGGATCATTCTCCCAAAATGGAAATTCATCATCGCTCGACACTTCCCAAGCTTCGAAAACCCATACGGCAAACGACTCCTGTCCCGCTGCTTCTGGCCCGTTACCTTCAAACGCTCTGGAACCCGATTCTGGATGCTGTACATGGAAAAGTACGGAGTCCCCTGGATCATCGGTAAAGTTCCTAAAAATACCACCGACGAACGCCGTGCCGAAATCCTCGACATGCTTACCAATATGCTCCAAGACGCCGTGGCCGTTATCGATACCGACCAGGAAGTCGATACCCTCAAAATCAATGATAAAAACGCCACCACCGACCTCTTTTACAAAATGCTCGAGTTCTCCAACGCTGAAATCTCCAAGGCCGTTCTCTCCCAAACCCTCACTACGGAAATCGGCGATAAGGGCGCCTACGCAGCAGCTAGCGCACACTTGAGCGTCCGCCAAGAAGTCTGCGATTTTGATAAGAAACTTGTGATCCGTGCACTCAATGAGTTGATCTCATTGATTTGTTTGCTTAATTTCGGTGATCCAACCGGCCCGATTTTCACATTCGTGGAAGACTCCGACGTTCGTCTCGACCTCGCACAACGTGATGTCCTATTGCAACGAATGGGAGTTCGGTTTACACAGGTCTACTACGAACGTAACTATAACTTCCGACAAGATGAGTTCACCCTCACCAAACCGGAACCGCAAGGAGGTACAAGTGAACCAGAATCCGATGATCCTGATGGCGATGTCGGAACGACACCTCCAGATGATGACCAGTCTGGACCCAAATCAGAAACACCAACCGACCAGCCTGAAACTGAAGACCAATGACAACCTGGTCGGGTTCGGAATCTCTGGAACCATCACTCCTGAATACCTGAACTGTCTCCAGAATGATCTGAAATCGGCCGCTGGGAGGGGGGTTCGGGGCGTATTTCTTGAGATCGACTCCGGCGGTGGGTATGCGGCAGGGGTCTCTGAGTTCGGCGATTTTTTGCGTGAATTTGCCGCCTCAGTGCCGGTTGTCAGTTACATCCCAAATGGTGCTTTCTCGGCTGCGTATTGGATCGCTTCCCAAAGTACCGGGATTATCGCACACCGGACTGCATCGGTTGGGTCCATCGGGGTTCTCTACGTCCATTATGATATGAGGAAGATGCTAGAACACTTCGGAATCGATGCCACCATTCTACGCCGTAAAGGACGCAAGGCCGAAGTGAACCCAATCGAACCAATCTCGGAGATCGCGATGGCCAGTCTCGGAAAAGAACTCGATGCAACCTTCGAAGTCTTTGTCGAAGCCGTCGCAACTGGACGTGGTCTCACAATCGAAACCGCTAAAGAAGCGGCCGATGAGAGCCAAATCTTCGATGCGAATGAAGCACTCGAACGCAAGTTGATCGATCGGACTGGTTCTCGTCTCGATGCACTCGCGTGGTTGAGTGAATTGGTGAATCAGAATGGAATGGAGGAAGCCATGGATGAGGAATTGAAGTTGAAGAACCTGGAAATCGAGAGGCTGAAAGCTGAATTGGCAGCCACCAAGTACACTGCGACAGAGGCTAAGGTCAAAGCTGAAGCGGAATCCTTGGTCAAGGCCGGTATCGCCGTCCCGGCTTTCTTTACTGACCAGGTGATCCATACCATCTCCGGATGGGACCAACAGGTTGTCGATACCTTCTTCGGTTTCTGCAAAATGGTGTCACCCAGGATCGATCTTGGAATTAAACTCGACCCGGAGAAGGCAATGAAACCACAAGAGATCGATACTGATAAACTTGGTCTTGAGATTGCTAACATCTTTTCTGATTAACGGAGGACAGAAATGGCGACTTATGGTGTAACCAGCACAACTGAGACCATCGATTCCCAGCTTTTCGCAGGGGATTACAAGGCGCTCAAAACGATCTCGATCGCAAGCGGAGAAGGTGCTTGTCTGCGTGGACAGGTTCTCGCAATGGATGCGACCGATAAAACTTACGTGAAACTCGATCTTGTTGATCCTGATCAGGATGAAGCATACTGCGTGCTTGTCGGAGCGGTTGACGCAACTTCCGCGGCCGAGTCAGCGGTGGTCCTGATGTCCGGCGAGGTAGCGCTGGCTGATCTGGTTTGGCCCGCTGGAATCACTGACGCTCAAATCATCACTGCAACTAATCAACTTCGAGCGATGGGCATCATCGCTAAATAACGGGAGGACGCAATGGATAATCTCTTTCTTACGAGGACTCTTACTGCAGCAATCAATGCGATGCGCCCTGCTTCAACAGTCATTTACGACCGACTGTTTCGCAAACATGAACACATGGAACCCACTGATCGGTTGGCATTTGACGTGATCACTGGGAGCGAATCCATTCTTGCGAATCTCTCCGTCTACGCGCCCGCAACCATCGGCAATAAAACTGGCCGTAGGACCGTCACTCTGCAAGCCCCTAGACTCGCCGAGAAACGTCTGATCAATGCGGCCGAACTCAACGCCGTTCGTGCATTTGGGAGCCAACTCTCGGTCCAGTTGATGAAAACAATGCTCAACCGCGAACTGACCGATATGCGGGCAAAGTTCGATCGCACCTTGGAGTTCTGGGCATCCAGAGCACTGCGTGGGATCATCTATGACGCCGATATGAGCACTCAGCTCATTAACTTTGGCCTCGATAGTGATCACACCGTTACCCTGTCTGGTGTTGACCTCTGGACCGCACCAACCACCGCGAACCCAATCAATAACTTCCGTGATTGGAAGCGACTGATTGAATCTGATTCTGGGCATAATGTTACTTCCTGGCACGCCTATATCGGATGGCAGGCAATGGATAAGATGCTCATGATCCATTCGGTACGCGATTTGATCACGTACTCCAAGGGCCTTGAAGTGCTCGAAACCGGACGGATCATTACCATCGCCGGTGTGACCTTGGAGGAATACAATAAAACCTTCGTTGATGCCAGCGGCGCTACCCAATACTTCATCGCTCCCAATGAGGTGGTTTTGGTCGGCGATGGAGACGATGTGTTCGATACTCCGTATGCGCCAGTGATCGACTCCGCCGCACCAAATGGTGTCGGGAATGTGAGTTCTAGCGGAAGAAGCCAGATGTTCTTCGCTAAAAGCTGGCAAGTAGAAGACCCTTCCGGGACTTGGATCAAGTGCGAGGGCCGTCCTTGCCCGGTTGTGCAACGCCCGGATGCGGTCGTTCGCGCATCCGTAATGACCCTGGTGTAACCCCAATCGCCACGTCGCTTCAGATGAAGCGACGTGGCATGGAGTCTCCGATATGGCGGGCTATTGCACAACCTCCAACATCCAAGAAGAACTCAACTCCGATTTGCTGCTCCAGATTGCCGACCCGCTCCAAAGCGGGAGCTTGGATGAGGATTACATCGGCACCGCAATCTCGAAAGCCGCCTCGGTAATCGATGCGTATGTCGGTGAGTCTATCCAACTCCCGCTTTCGGAACCATACCCGCCAGTCCTTGTCTCAGTGAACACTGATATTGCTATCTATTTGTTGTTCATTAGGAGCATGACCGTTCCCGAAGTATGGCAAGAACGCTATAGCGATGCGATGAACTTCCTGTCGTTCTGTGCCAATCACCCAGAAAAGATCGATCTCGAGAGCACAGTTGCCTCTGGAGCCCCTGTGTACTTTGCTCGCACCGAAGACCTGGTGAGGGATATGCTCGATGTTTACTAACCCATTCAAGAAGAAGAAAAAGAGCAAACCCTACATCGATGAGAGTGTTGGGTCCTCGGTGTTCCTGAAAGGTAAGCCCGGAGAAGGTTTCCGGATGATGTTCCAGGAATCCGACCTCAACGACTTCTGCATGAAGATGTGGCTTGCGACAGTCATCCATGGGCGCATGAAATACAATTATCTCCCAAGGAAGATTCGAAATCTCTCGGCATTCTTAAACATCAGCACCATCAACAAACGTGTGGCCCCAGCGATGTTCAAATGTTGGGTGACCTGGGCTAAAATAGAGAACTTGAAGCAGTTTTATGGCACGGCTGGAAAGACTAAAAACGGTGAACCTCATCCAATGTTAAAAGCTTTTAAAAGCGCCCGGTCGATAACCGAACCACGCAAATGCCGGTTGATCTATTTCTTCAAGGATTGGGAGTACCGAACTCTGACTGGGTTCCACGGGTTAGTCAGCGTTGATGAGTACCAGAGGCATGACAACTTGACCAGCGCACCAGTCACTGTGCGCGCGCACAAGCGGATGATGACCGTGAAGGAACGGTTCCACCTCGGTCTCCCAGACAACGGTCCAGTCCAATTGGCCCACGCCTACGCTAAGGCGACTGCTTTTACCTTCTCGAAGATCTTTGAGGGTCCAGATGAGGACTAGCACCCAGTTCAGCGATATCGAACAAGCCATTATCGATAAGATATCGGCCGAGATGCCTGAAATGAAGATGGTCGCCTCAATCGCTGATTACATCGCCGTGGACTGGGAGAAACTCAGGGCCATTACTCCATCTGCGTTCGTGAGTTATGATGGCTCCACCTTCGACCCAAATTCGCTGAATGGTTTATGCGTCGTAAATGCTCAGTTCTCCGTGCTCATCGTACAAAACCTTCTGGCAATAACCGGAAGTGCGACTACAACCGCTTCCGGCGGCAACTTGTACACCCAGGGCTATTATGAACTCTTGGCAAATCTCTGGAATACCATTGCATACCAGGACTTTGGTCTTGATATTTCCCCGATGAACCCGGTGAAAGAAGAAGCCCAAAGTGGTGATGAATTGACAAGCGTGGTGAAGATCGTGTTCACTACGTCATTCAGGATCACGATTTAACTGGGGGGGTAAAGCATGTCTACAAAATACACTAGAAGATCAGTCATCCTTGCTAAGTTGCAGACTACATATGGCACTCCGGTGGTCCCTACGGAAGCAAATGCCATATTGTGCTTGGCTCCTGACTTCGGCTTCGACTCGAAGACTACGCAACGCGAATTTATGCGTGCATCGTTTAGCAATTCCGGGTTTGTTGTGAGCAGCCGGCGCCAAACCATTGGAGTAACCGTGGAACTCAAAGGCGCGGATAACGCTGTTGATCCCGTTGCTATTCCGTACTTTGACCCGCTAACGCAGTCTTGTTCAATGATCGGTGCCAGCATCACCGTAATCCCGGTTAGTGATGGTCTTGGTTTTACCATTGGCGAAACTATCACTGGTACCTTGAACCATGGGATCCTGGCCGGGTTCACAAATATGTATCTCTTTCTCAAGGCGGCTACTGGTACGTTCACAAGTTCCGAGACTCTTACAGGTAGCCTCTCTGACAATACCACAACCTCATGGGGAGCAAGTTCTCTCCGATATGGGTATTATCCGACTTCAGACGAAAGTTTGCAGAGAGGATGCGACATTTACTACTATATGGACGGTATCCTGCACAAGGTTACCAGCGCTCGTGGTTCGTTCTCTCTAGATTTCACTAGTGGAGCGTTTCCTTCTGCGAAATTTCAGATGACTGGGTTAATGGTTATGCCTACCGACATGGTGAATCCGACCAACCCTGTCTACGCATTGCACCAACCACCGCTTTGTGTATCTGCTGGAATGAAGATTGGTAATTTCACTCCAGTCGGTGTGAGTAAAGCCAGCCTTGATTCTGGGCTCAATGTAGTCGCTAAGGAGGACATGCAGGATTCCGACGGACTTTCTGCGATCAGCATTACCAAACGCGATGCGAAACTTTCCTTGACGCTTGATGTTGACACTCTGAGCAACTTCAACCCGCAGAATATTATAACTGCCGGAACTCTGACCCCGGTGAGTTGGTCTGTCGGTAGTGCGAATGGGAACCGTGTGCATCTTGTGATCCCAGAGGCCCAACTCGAATCAGCACCTTATGAAGATATCGACGGACGTGTTGCGTACACGCTGAACTTTGTGTGTACCGGTAACGATTCTGACTTTCTAATCATGACATCGTAAGGAGGTTTTATGAGGGAGATTGGCGTAAAAGGGCAGACTGTCGTAGTGAATATCAAGGACCCGTTTTGTGACGATACGCATTCCTTTCTGGTCAGAATCCCCACCGCAAAGGAGGTGTCCAAGTATCTCGCCGAAATGTTCAAGAGAGGCGGGAAAAACATCGTCGCGAACACATTCCTGCACAACGCAAAGAGCGCGGTTACGATTCTCGAAGGAATCAAGTCGGAGACGATTGCTTATGAGGACCGTCCTCTCTCGTCAGAACCGGACAACTCTGGATACCGCGAGAACTGGCGCGAGATCCTTCTTGAGAATGCTCCAGAGATTCTTGCACCAATTGGGAACCGTTTTTTTGCGGGGGCGTCAATTGAGACGGAAGATATGATGGACCCTTTGGGCTAGAAGTCGTATACGTATGCGAAGGGTCAATCGACGAAGAAATCGAGGCGTTTTTGAGTGGGGATATCTGCAACGAGAAGAAGATGGGGGAATGCCTGGCCAGCTCTGGTGAACACCTGGATGTTCTCTGTGAGACTTGCAAGTTGAGAGACAAGGTGCAGAACCCTTACATCGCGAACCTGTTCAAGTTGTTACTCATGATCAAGGTCGGATTCCAGATTGACGCTATTTACCTCGATGCAACTGGTTGGTCCGACCTATCTCTATTGGACCTCCATTACACCCAGCAGTTGACCTTCGGGAGCGTAATGAAATGAGCATCGGAATCACCACCCAGAAACTTGAAGTGACTCTCGATGTAAAAGAGGGTGGACATGTACAAGCCATAGTCCAGGAGATCCGCAAGCTCCAGGTACTCATGGACAAAACCAGATATGGATGGAACGAGTTGCGTAATGGGTTCCGTGCCGCTGGTAGGGAGATCGAGCGGCTGACAGAGTACGCGCGTGGTTTCATAGGGTTGTTCATCCTCTACAAGGTTACCGGTTTCTTTAAGAATTTGGTCCATGATGCCACCTCGGCGATAGCACAATTTCAGTTACTGCATCGGTCTCTAGCAAGGATCTATACAGACGCGGAACAGTTCGATGAGGTGAAACGGCAGATTAACGAAGTTGGCTCGTCAACCGTTGGAATCGCGAATCTCGAACGGTCCATGATTAGCCTGGAATCTGTTGGGATTAAACCAGGGATCGATGGGATCAAGTCTCTTATTGGGTATTTGCAATCGATCGGTCGGGTCAGCCCAGAAGCCTTCTCGGAAGTCACCGCACGCATGACCACCATGTGGGGGATTCTCAATGTCGGTATGGACGACGCTTTTAAGGAACTCAATGAGAAGATTCCGGTGTTGTGGACTGCAATGCGTTACGCTATGGGCGTAAGTTCTGTGAAGTTGATGGAGGAATTCAGGAAGCAGAAGATCACCTTCCAGCAAGTGATCACTTCACTGTTCAAGTACGTAAAGGATAATTATTCTGGATACATAGAGGAATCTAAAAACGACCTCTATAGGGTGTACCAAAGTCTAGCAACAATTCCCGAACTCCTCGCATCTGCAATTGCTAGTTCGGAAGCGCCAGAAGTCTTCTCGAAATTCGTTAATGGTATGATGTTCGATATCAACCAGATGGTTAGCAGCGGGGAGTTCAGCACCATAATAGAGCGCATTAGCAATGCTTTCGTGGAGATAATCAGGCAGCTCGGGATCGACGTTAATATTCCGTTCAAGGACTGGTTACGGAAGTTCGTCGCCAGCATCGAGAAGTTCGCCAAGAACCAGACAATGGCGAATCTCGTGAACTATTTCAAAGACGTTGTGAACGGCATAAAAGTATACAACAACACCATCCAACACTCCATCAACATCCTGAACAGCATCCCCGACTGGGCCGAGTATGGGATTGTTGGGTGGATGTTGTTTGGTAAGAAAACTGGGATCGCGATTGCAGCAATCACCGGTGCGTTGCAACTCGCTGATGATGTATTCAAAAATTCCGGCCCACGTATGCAGTCCGTCCTGACCGAGGATCTTTCCGGCGCTGCACAGCGTAGACAAGAAGAAGCTCGCAGACTCGATCCCGGGATGAACAGGGGGTTGATCAATGAGAGTCTTAAGTTCGATCTGAAACGCTACTACCAGGACCTTCTATTTTACACCAGCGAGTTCCAAGAAGAATTCATTGCTATGAATGAAAACTTCTCGAAGGTTGTTAAGAAACCGTTCGCGCTCGACGATTACAACCAGGTATTGAAAGCTGACCATGCCGTATCACAATTCAACAATGATACCACAGCACAAGCTGATGCTTATCTGAGTCTCCAGCAGGAGATCGAACGGCATGGGAAAGTGTTGGTTACACTAAGGTCTGGAGAGTCGGTTTACTACCGTGATGCAGCTAAGGCTTATATGGCCTTGCTACGCGAACAGGAGCAAATGAGTTCGGTTGTTCTGGACGGTGAGGAAGCAAAACAAAAAGAGTTTGCGCAGAGCAAGCAGGCCGCACTAGAAGCCGCTGAGGCTGAATCGCTTAAAAACAACTCTCTCTATGTATTGTACAGGCAATTGAGCGACGAACTCCATAAGGTCCAACTTGAAACAAAACGTCTCGACTTCCAAGAGGCAATCGCAGGGCTCAAGGGTTTCCAGAGAGAAATGTCGTCTGCTGTCCACATGCGTAAGGAAACCATCGAGCAGTATCAAGCCGAAGTGGATGGGATTGTCTCCCAACTTGGCCAGTTCAAGAAGGCTTATGGCGATACTATCAGTGATGATGATCTCAAAAGCCTGGGACAGATGGAGAAACTTGTCATCGATATCCGCATGGAGATTGATCGACAAGAACGTGCGCTGCATGGCTACGTGAAGCGGAATACTAATGAAGAGATCGAGCGTCTTGAGAAATTAAAGAATGTCTTCCGCGATGCCGGCGAACGGATCGAAGACTTCATGCGGAAACAGAACAACGCCATGGCGCAATATCAAGCGCCAGAAGATCTCAAATCATCTGCATCGATCAATGACCAATACGAATTGACATTGGCTAGGTTACGCGATCTTGAACAAGCTGCATCGAAAGCTCATGAGAATATCATGGAGTCGTTACAAGGTCTTGAGGATCTGTCTGGGATAAATGCCGAAGTCGATCGATGGGAAGAGCTTACCGATAAGATAAAAAAAGCCAGAGATGCGGCTGATAAATACCGGAAACTCAGGATATCAAAAGAGGTCACCACCTACGGGAAAATGGAACTTACTGCGCTTGATACATTGCAAAGTTCAATGGATGGTTTCGTTGACTCATTTGTTGACGGCAAAGCTTCCGTGAAGGACTTTTTCAAGACCCTGTACTCTGAACTCATGAAAGCTCTTCTCAAGATGGTGCTGGTTGAGAGAGCTATGAACGCGCTCAAAATAGGTCTTGGGTTATACTCGACTTCGTCGCCAACGA